AATTCTGAATTCACGACCATGAATCTTCAGACGGGTGCCTGAATTGGGGCGGACGATGACAAAGTCACCCTCCTTGCAGCTCGGCCCACTGGGGAACCGGGTTGGGTCTTTATACGCATCAGGGCCAAGCTTGATTACAAACAGGACTGGAGTCAGTACCTCTTCGTAGTGCATGGTCTTTGAGTCTTTCAGCAACCCAACTTCGCTATCGTGGTATTCCTCCATTGCTTCGGGGACAACACACAACAGGCGGAAGGTCTTCGGGTCAGGCAATTGCTTAGCTTTTTGCTCTGCGGTGGTATTCAAAATACCAGACAGATCAACTGCGGCAACGTCAAATTCAGTCATTAGATTGCTCCATTCTTTGCACAAGGTTATTGATGATGTTTTCTGCGAAGTTCAGACCCCGGATGATCCCGCAGACATGACGATACTCGTCAAAATTTATCGCTCTACCAGCAGCGAGGAACGCAGCGTTCTCATCGCGTAGCCTGTCAATTTCTTTGGCTACATGAGCCAATTCTTTGTAGTTACTCAATTACTCTCCTCTTTTGTTGCTGGGCGGTTTCTGCGCTGCCCGTTGCGCCATTTGTACGGCCATCTGCGCTTTATGTTTCGCCGCATCAAGACCCATACGAACTCCTTCAGCTTGCTGCTGTTTATCCAACTGATCTCGTTTGGCAGCTGCTGTAGCGCTGACCTGCATAGCAGCAATCTCTTTCTGAGCCGCGATACGAGCTTCTTCAATACGCAACTGATCGGCCTTGGCCGCAGCGTCGATGGCTTGCTTTTGTTGTTTCAACTGCAACTCGCCCTGCTTGATCTGAAGTTCCTGCATCTGCATCTGAACAATCGGATCCTGCATCTGCTGCTGAGCTTGTTGCTGCGCAGCTTGCTGTTGAGCTTGTTGAGTCAACTGCTGTGTCGCTTGCGCCGCCAACATTGCAATCTGGTCGGCCAACTCTGGAGGTACTTGTTTGTTCTGCTCTTCATCAGGCAGCGGCATACCCATGGCCTGCTCAACTTGACGGCGATACTCGAACCCAATGTGCTCGTTAATGTGCGCCATAGCTGCTGCCATGATTGCTGGAGCTTGTGGGTTCATCTGCATCAACTGTTGAATCTGCGGATTCTGGATAGCAGCCATGTGCGCTTGAATATGAGCCTCATGGTTCTGCTCAATGAACGCTTTGACCGGCTTCATGTTCAACAAGTTTTGATTCTCTTGAACCGGGTCAGTCGGTATCGCATCATCTTCAGTCTTGACCAGTTTGTTAGCATTCTTCACACCCAACACTTCAATCATCTGGCGATGCAACAACGCCATGTCGTACAACTGAGGAGCTTGTTGTGCCAACTGCATAACAGCTTGGTACTGCACAATCTTCTGAGCCATAGTTGCGGCGTTGGGATCACTGACGGGAATCACATCCACTTGATCGTAGTCTGATCTACGAGCAGCACGGCTACCGTCAATAGGTTCGTAGTTGTACTCCTCGGGCGTATAGTCAGCAATAATTACCTTGAGCAGCTTGAATTCCTGCTTCATGGTGTAGTGCATACGAGCTTGGACAGCACCCATCACTTTGAGAGTACGTTCCAACAGAGCCAGAGTTGTACCAACAGGGGCGTTTGCGCTCATGTCGGATACATTCATATCACCGCTTGATGCGAATGCTCTTCCTTCTTCTACGATGTTTTGGAACAACGCAAACAGAACCTGACTTGGCTCCTTGTATGGAAGTGGTAATATGTTGTCACGGATGCTTCCCGAGGGTACATCTACGTCTCTAAATTCTCCGGGCTGGATGGGGGTGTCGTCTCCCTTAATGCGTAAGCCGCGAGATTTAAGACCTCCGGGTAAGTTAGATAACGTGCCAGCATCGACGAGCTGTCGGATGAGCATCGTAGCCGATTTCGCATATCCCCCGATAAGGTGGATAAGACCATAGCCATAGAATCCAAAACCGGGGATGTATTGATAGTGGACGAAGTGCTGTCGCTTGGTGTGGAGTTTGTCGTTTTCATACCAATTTCTCCTGATAGCTAAGATTGTTGAAGTCTGCTTCTCAATAGTCACAACATAAGGCAGCGCAATCCCTGTAGGCTCACCCTTCTTATCTGTGTGTTCGTACCCCGGCAAGTCTAAGTCAACGTGCATTTCAAGCACGCGGAAGCGATCATCTTGAGTCGCGGCCATACCATCTTCTTCGGCCTTCTGCTTCTCAATGTCGTCTAAGTCATACCCGGGGTCACCTAACTCAACATCACTGTAGAACCCAGCGGCTTGTAAGCGGATCAACTCATTCTTGGTCTTGCGCATAACATGCGTTACACGTTCAGCAGTCTCAAGACTTGATGCGCCGTAAGGAACTACGATGTCTTCAGCAGGGATGAACAACGCCATCTGGCGACCCTTGCTGGGGTCATAGTAAATCTTCTTGAACGCCGAGCCCGCAAGTGGTAGTGACCACAGCATCTTCTCATGCTCTGGGCGATACTCAACCATCACCTCGGTCAGTTGATAGTTCATATCCTCCTGCACGCGGGCAGCGGATTCCGTAGTCTCCGGAGTTTCTTTACCAATGATTTTGGTCTTAACCGGCCCCATAGCGGGAAAGGTCTCCATGATCCCCTCTGACTGAAAGCGCACAACTGACTCTGTCAGCATGGGGTGAAACACACCGCAAGCGCCTTGCCAAGGTTCGGTACGCTCTTCGTACTTGAGACCCAGTAGCTTCAACCCTTCGACATAGGTCTTGATCCAATCTTTACGATCTCCTAAGTCTTTCTCAAAGTCCCCAATCAAATCTCCTGCAAGCGTAGATAACTCCTTGTCATCCATGAAGTCAGCTAAGTTGGCATCGAAGTCTTCGGCTGTTGGTTTTTTATTTGGTTGCAAGTCAATCTCGACATCACCCATACCAATATGTACTGACTCGGGATCTTCGATCTCAATCTCCAAGTCGGGCGCGGCGGGCGCGGCGATACCTTGAGGAGCTGCGTACAAACCTTTTTCAATTGCCATGATGTATCCTTACACAGTGTAGAACCGCTCTTTTCTGCGGCTCCTAAAATACGTTACTTCATCAGGCTCATCGCTGGGTAAGCGTAAGAACCCACCTTGTCTAAACCGCATGAGTGCTAGTGTTGTCGCGTCAACCAAGTCGTCATACTCGCCTGATGGAAACTCTGCAATCTCGTCAACCAATTCTTCCGCCCATCGCGTGCGCGGAACCCACACTTTTCCAGACGCAATTATGTCTGATACAGAATTCAAGCGGGCGACTTTATCTTGGCCCTTGCTAGGTGTGTACTCTTGCACAGGAATTCCCATGGCCCGGAGTTCGTAGATAAGCGGTGCTCCCGTCGCTTTCTTTTCAATGAGCAGCCCGTCCGGTTCGTACTCGTTGTACTCCTCGAGCACATCACGTTTTAACTCCACCCATTCAACACGTTTCTTGTACGTGTTTAAAAGAATGATGTTTTTCGACATATCCCGCTCGTCGGTGAATATCCCCCACGTCGTTCCTGCGGAATAGTCAGCCCTGTTGTTCTTCTCAAACGCCGTGTCCCACGTCTGCAAGATGTATTCACACTGGGGTGGGCGTTCTTCCTCCCACCATTTCCACCAATCCCGTTTGACGATGGCCGACTCGTTACCTACAGGGTTCTGCTGGTACTGCGCCTGCCACTTACTGTTGGGCAATTCCTCACGGAGGGCTTCCAGTTCTTCCAAACTCCAGAACTCTGGCCATAGGGGTTTACCCGAGGGCATGATGGCGGGGAACTCAATGACTTCCCACTGCTCCCCACCCCGCTGAGCTGCCGCTTTGAGCACCTGACCGGTCAAATCCCGCATCGCCCACCGCGTCATCACGATCACGATAGCCCCGCCGGGCTGCAAACGCTGACGTGGGCCTGACGTATACCACTCAGTTACCTTGTCAAACACGTCCGGGTTACTCGCGGCGAGCGCGGCTTCCTGTTCAGAGTGGGGATCATCAATGATTAAGAGGTCAGCACCCTTTCCTGTGACCGTTCCGCCCACACCAATCGCAAAATAGTCACCGTTTTTGCTGGTGTTCCATCGTCCAGCCGCTTTTGAGTCCGCACGAAGCTCTAAACCGGGGAAAAGTTCCTTGTAAGTATCCAAATCCACAAGATTTCGCACCTTTCGACCGAAACCGACCGCTAATTCGGCCGTGTTTGAGCTTTGAATGACCTTTTTGTGTGGAAATTTGCCCAAGAACCATGCTGGAAGGAGGTAGGAAGCGAACTCAGACTTCGTATGGCGGGGTGGCATGTTGATAATCAGGCGCTTACATTCCCCGTTTACTACTCTTTCGAACGCACGGGCCATGATTTTGTGGTGCCTACCCGAAATAAACTCTGGCCAAACCTTATTCACAAACCCCATGAAGGTATTGCGGGCCTTTTCCTTGTCTATAAGCTCCTCACGGCGGGTGAGGTCTTCCAAAATCTTTACCTTTTGGTGCTCTGGCAGCTTATCCAGCTGGGCCAAAAGCGCATTCAACTCCGCATCCAGCGTATTTGTCTGCACGTTAGAGCGCATCTGGTTCCTCTTTAGGTTCTTCAGGCACCAATCCCTCAACCATTTCCAGTTCTAGAGTATCACCAAACTCCTTGTCCACATCAATATCTATGGGGGCTATGTCTGTAACCCCTTGAGCCATGAGCATCTTCCTGACTTTGTCCTTGATTGCGTTGTCAATATCAGATACTGAGTTGTACGTAACCGTGATCTCGGTCTTCTCAGAGAAGAGGCCCACGTCGCTGATCTTGCCCAGCATCTCTGCTGCCTTGATCTCTATCTTGGGGTCACCGCATGACGCCAGATCAAGTAACTTGTTAGTAACTACTAACCTAAGTTCTGCGGCATCTGCAACGATTGGGTTGTTGTACTCCCTGAGCATCGTGCCGATTCGCTCGGCCACTGGGAGACTGTACATCGTAGCGGGCGTTTTACTCGGGGCGGGCGGTGCGTTCGGATCTTTGCGTGGACGACCACGGCCTCGCTTGGGGATCATGGCTTCTTCATACTGACGCTTCGCCAGCTCTGAGAAGTCATTGAATACGTTGTCGGCTTTGAGTTGCGCTTCGGGATCATCCTCTACTTGCGCACCCAATCCTTTGAGGACTTCGGCGGTGTTCGCCGCGATCTGCATGTTTTCGAAGAGCGTCCCGCCCGCTTCCGGTTCTAAGCTGTCCGGAAACGGAACTGTTTTGTCAGGCGTCAAATGCACTGTCATACTTTCAGGGGCACTCCGTGAAGAGGATGCGCGACTGTAACAGAAATATATGTAGGTGTGCAAGGGGAGGTAAGGAATCCTACCCGGGGGGTGTTCCCGGTGGAGTGCTACCGGCAGAACTCTAAAATTTTTTATACCCCCCTCCCCCTGTTTTAAATTTTGCTCATCGGGTGTGCAAAACACTGTGTATGTGCCTGGGTCCCTCTCGGAGAAAATTTGGGGGTGTGGGGGTCTAGCCGGAGACAGTCGCCACTTTTTGAGGGGGTGTAGCCGGAGGAAATCGCGCGATTTTTTCGGCGCTTCGCGGGCATTGCGAGCATTATCATTCGGCGCGTTGCGTCGTTACCCTGTGTGCGGTTTTACCCTAAACTCTATCCATATGATATAGTTATATCCATGGACAGAGGGGTGATGCCCGCTGTGCTGAACAAAGCGACAAGCCTGTCGTTTTGTTCGGGCGCTTTGCCCGTTCTTTATTGGGAGAATACATCATGGCTAAACAAGCCTCGCAAGCGGTTGTCGCGCCCGCCCAAAGCGCGATTGGTTCCGTGGTCGAAATGATCTGCGGTCGTACCTTGGCTGATGCGCAAGCATCAATTCACGATATCGGTTTTGCGACTCAAAAGGTCGAGTCCGGTATCGGTGACTTGGTCGCTGATCGCGATGTCTTGGACTCTAACCTGTTGCACTGGGTTGTTCAATCCGGTGGTGACAATGGCAAGCTCTTACGCTTTGCTAAGGATCACGAATTTTCACCCAGTAAATTCGTGCCGATTCCTTACCCTGAATTCATGAAGGTTCGTGAGTTCTATGTGCAAGCGGCGTTCGATGCGGGCTCTGAGTCTTACGAGGGCGCGGAAAAAGTCTGGGAACGGGCGATTCAGCGCTTGGTCAAATTAGACTTTGTGCGCCCTAAGTCGCAAGGCAAGGATGCTGAGCGCATGGCAAAGAAACGCGCTGAAGAGATCGAGAAACACGCGGACAAGTCCGACGGCGAATTACTCGAGCTTAAGGCTGAGCTTGTCGCTAAGGGTGACACTAAGTCAATGAAAGAAGCTACGGCTCTGCAAAAAGAGATCGAGCGTCGGGAGAAACCCGAAATTGACAAGGTGGTTGCTGAGTGCAAAGCGCTGAATGAAACCCTGCGCAAGCGGGCAGGCGAATGGGCGAAAGCCGGTTCTATTGACGCGGTCGAGCGATTGACAGCGGCTCTGTTGGCTTTAGGCTAACACCATGGCGGGCGGTGACAGCGCCCGTCTTTCCCCTATTCTTTCTTTTGGAGTCATCATGCGTAAATTTATGGTTTTTATGGCGTTGCTTTGTTCTTTTATGGCGGGCATGTCTGTTGGTTTTGGTGTGGCGGGCAAGATCGAATTGGTCGATACCCTTGTTTTTACCGGTGTGTTTATTGGGTTGGGTTTCCTGATTGACTGGGAAATTAGGCGTTTTGAATGTATGGATTGATTTCGGGGGCTTCGGCCCCCGATTTTTTTTGGCCTGCGCGGTGGCGCGGGCCCGCCCGATGCCAGTGACGTACTATGAACGGCGTAGCCTGTTCGCTGGAATAGATTGTTGTAGCAACGGGGTAGCCCAAGGCGGGCGTCGTCAACATGGCTGGCGTGGTTGCCTCGCCCGCCTCGTTAGTATCGTTAGATACCAGTCACCCGTAGAAACGGGATAGCCCCGCCCGCGCATTGCATTGCGGGCATAGCGAACAAAGCGACACTTTGTCGGTTTGTTCATTACTTTTAGTTATGACGCAGCCCGCCTCGCCCGCTCACCAAGTGCAAAGCGGGCGTGGCTCATAGTCTGCATCCCATTGTTATCTATCATTACGCGCGGGCAACGCACCTTCCCACACACGAAACGCAACCAATAGTTTTCATACACCCTAAAAAGCCCGATTTTCACCCTCAAAACTTCTATATCATCTATCATATATCCGTCGTAACTATATCAAATTGCACGGGGCGCAAAGGCTGAAAAGCCCGATTTTATTAGTTCTCTCTCTATAATAATAATAATATAATATATAATATATGATGTCACTCCGCAAATTGAGGTATAACAAAGCGGGTCTAGGAATCTCCCTCCCAAACATAGAAAAAGTTGAGAATAGCGTGATTGACCCCGCCCTCTCTTTTTCCCTTTCATACATACCCAATTTCAGGAGTGACATCATCTATCATTTATCTTATCCAAATAAACCCTTATACTTGTTGACAACCACGCCCGTTATGATATAGCATCTAACGATAGATAATATATGATGTGGAAACTCAAGAAAGGGAAATCATGACCAAACCTGCCAAGTACAAGAACGCCGACGACCTTTTGGACAACTGCGAGGTCAAGAACCTATGCTATGTGTGGCCCAAGTCATCTTGTGCCGTACCAATGCTTTCGCATTACTCGCCCTTAGCGGGCAAGTTCAATACCAACGCAGTCGTGCGCATCCTATTCACCATCTGTCGATTCCCGCCCGCAGGCCCACGCCTCATCAATGTGTGCGGGACAAAGTGGTGCGTCAACCCCTACCACCAGTCCGAATCCAAGATGTATCGGGTCAAGCGCTTTGCGTCCGGTCAACCAAATGACCTGCTTCCTGAGCAGGAGGGAAGTCGCCACCTGATCGCCCCGCCCGACGAGGAGTTGATCGAGATGCGTCCAAAGAACCCGTACCACATCAAGATGCTGATGGATAGTGCGTCTCTCGCGGGCTACGATACCGAAGGCATCCTCAAATACAAAGGATTTGCCATACCCAAACCAAAACCTATCCCCACCGCAACCGAAGACCGCCCGATCTTCAAGATTAAGTTACGCGAAGAGCCAAAACCTGAACCAGTAGCAGAGAAAGACGAAGGCCCATCATGGGAAGAGATCGAATTCGGGCTGGACAAGATGATTGACCACATCTCCGCGCAACGCAAAGCAAAGATGGAACGAAACTCAGATACATAGGAACTTCGTTCTTAAAACACGAACGACCCCCTTGACAAATGAGTTATTTTGTGGTACAATGTATCTTTAGATACATTGGTGAGTGATGACGACGACACCGCATCTAAAAGCCCGTACTGGACATTCCGACATCATGTCGGTTTGTTCAGGTTCAAAGTCCTTTATTGGAGATCATCATGCAACACACAGAAACAGACAGACAACCTCAACCTCAACCTCAACTTCAACTCCATGACATGCACGAAGCCATGCTTCAAGTACTTATGTTTTGGAACAGCGGTCTCATTACCGACCAAGAAATCACCGACCATTTTGCCAGCGTATCAGCTGACCTCAAGCTGCTCGAGCAACAAGGTTTGCTCAAGGGTTTACTCGACCCCAACACAGGTCTCCGGTACTAATGAACTATCTGTATTCCACAGAATTGAATGACGATCTAGGTAGCTCATCTACTGATCGTTTCGAATGGATGTCGTGCACCCGTTGCGGGGACGATGTCCATGCAGAGCGTTGGGGCCTCGGCTACCGGCTCTGTCTACATTGCGGGCAAGACGCCGCAATTTCTGACCGCGCATCTTGGTGCGTGGTGCAAACCTACGGCAAGGGGCCGTACATGCTCGTAACACCTGAAGCTGCACCGCAGGTTCTGATGGATACGAATCAGAAGAACCCCCGCTCGAACTAAACGACATCTTGTCGCTTTGTTCTTTTTAAATCTTTCTTATCAAGGAAATCAAAATGTCTAAAGAGTTTACATCTTCCCGCCGTCTCAACTTTGCCGAGACTGTCGATCTTCTTCTCAATGCGGGCACGAATTCAGTCCACCTTACTGGCGAGCCCGGCGTTGGCAAGACCGCCATTCAGGATGTGATCGTTGAGCGCACCGGCTTTCGCAAGGTGTACATCGACGGCCCCAACACCGATGTTGGTCAGTCAGGTATGCCCATCCCCAACCATGCGACTCGCACCTTGGACTTCTATCCCACCGATTACTACGGCTTGCATCTCGATGAACCACAAGTCATCATGATCGACGAGTGGACAAAGACTGACGACTATGTGCGTAACACGCTTCACCCCCTGTTGCATGAGCGCAGACTTGGCACCTACAAACTGCACCCCGAGACTATCGTCTTCACAACGGGCAACATGGACAGTGATGGAGTGGGCGACCACACCAAGGCGCATACCCGTAGCCGTCAGACTGAGATCTTGTACTTCAAGCCAACGGCTGAGGAATGGTTGAAGTGGGCGGCGAACAACGATGTCGCGCCCGAGATGCAGGCGTGGGTGAAAGAGTATCCGCATTGCATGGCGTCCTACTTGGACGGCGGGCAGAAAGAGAATCCGTATATCTTCAACCCCACCGATGCGTCGCAGAAGGCGTACTTCTGTCCTCGCACGGCGGTCAAGGCGTCCCATTGGATTACTGTTCGTCAAAACATTACAGAGAATGCGTTGATCGCGGCGCTCGACGGCACTATCGGTCGCCCTGCATCGCGGGACTTGCAGGCGTATATCTCATTGGCAGATCAGCTGCCAACGACTGACACTATTCTTGCGAACCCTGAGAGCGCGATGATCCCGACCAGCCCTGCGGCTCAATGTATCTTGGCGTTCAAAGCCGTGTCTGTCTCTACCCGCGAGACATTCGCCACTTGGATGCGCTTCCTCAAGCGCTTGCCCAAAGAAACGCAAGCCGTGTTTGTCAACAGTATCCTCGAGATTCCCACCAAGAAAGCATGGGTAATGTCTCACCCATCATTCGTTACATGGGCGCGAGAGAACCAGTACATGTTTGCAGGATTGAAAGGTTAATCATGACACCATCAGAACTTTACGATGCGTTAGACAGAGCGGGCGCGGACTACGAGATCGTCGAAATCTTCGAGGGCGTGCGTGTTATCAGTGTGCAAGTAACGGAACAAAACGACATCATGTCGGATAGTTCATCAACAACAGGAGAGAAGTAATGGTTACGAATATCAATGAAGCAAAGATCGTATGGCGTGGCATGGTCGCCACATACAAGCGTATGGGTGACCGCGTACACAAAGTAATGTATTCACCCAACGCCGACAGTGGAAGCGTACTCGAGGCTCGCGGGCTGTACATCCAAGCGGGCAAGACTATGGACAGGATGGCTTCGCAGTTGAACGCGCAGTTCCCTGAGTATGAGTTTGATATGGACGGTAAATTTGTGAGGGTTAAACGATGACACATGAGCAAATCATTGCCAGTATCTACTATCACGGCATGAAACTGGCTGAGCTTCTCAGGAAGCTAGGCAACGACGAGGAAGCCCACTACCTTGAGATGTGGGTATTGGAAATTAAAGCAACAGGAGAGGTTCAATGAGACATAAATTCTATGCGCGGAAGAATCCGTGGGCGGCTCATGGCGGGCGTATGACCATACAGAAAGCGTTTCGTAATTGGGCGCAATCGTATAAGCGTGAGAAAGCTGACAGCATGGCAACATGGAAGTACGAGCGCGAGCTTGCCTCATTCGGTAGCAACAAAGATCGCAGTCGTGCGGCAGTTGGTATGGTGCGAGCGTTTGGGTCACCAACATTTTTTAACGGAGCTTACAAGGGAGCAGAGAATGATTGAAGTATCAGTAACAGAAATAGTCTTGTTCTGTTGGGCGGTATTGGCTACGGCTTACGCCCTCAAGTACAAGCAACAGGAAATGGGGGCGAAGATGTTTATCCGCGCAATCATGGAGGATGACAAGATGCGTGACGCCCTTGTCAAAGACTTTAAAGAACACATGGAGGAACAGACATGAACGGAATAGTTAGAAGCAAACTACCGGCTGAGAAACGAATCGAGCTGGTGCATGTAAGCCTGATGCGCGAGAACAAGTTCGCTTGGTTCGCGGGCATGTTTATGGTCGGGTCTCTCAATGTAGTAGAGGACAAGATCACAGCGGGCACGAACGGCAGAGACGCTTGGTATGGCAGAGAATTCGTTGACTCTTTGACAGACAAAGAGTTAGCCTTTCTTGTCATGCACGAGAACATGCACAAGTGCTATCGCCACATGACAACATGGAAGGCATTGGATGCAATCGACCGCAAGATTACGAATGCGGCGTGTGACTTCGTCATCAACATCCAGTTGCACGACATGGATCCCGAGGAAAAGTTTATAGCGTTTCCCCGTGACAAAGAAACAGGCGAGCGTAATGGTCTCTTCGATGAGGCGTATCGTGGCATGGACACCAAGCAAGTCTTCGACATTCTCATGAAGAAGAAGAAAGAAGGCGGGCGAGGCGGGCATAAAACCAAAGGCGGCAACGGAACAAAACGACAATCTGTCGATATGTTCGACGACGAGGATGGTGATGTTGGCTTCGACAACCACGACTGGGAAGGTGCTCAAGCCCTGAGCGATGAAGAGAAGAAGCAACTTGAGCAAGAAGTTGAGCAGGCTCTTCGCCAAGGCGGTATCTATGCGGGCAAGTTTGGCAGTAAAGCACCGCGCGAAATCGGCGAGCTACTCAATCCCAAGGTTGATTGGAAAGAGGTGTTGCAGAGATTCGCCCGATCCAACATAAAAGATAGAGACTCTATCTCTTGGCGTAAGGCTCATCGCAACTTCTTGTGGCAAGACATCATCCTGCCTAGCATCCTCGGTAAGCGTGTGAAGAGCTTGCTTCTGGCGATGGACACATCCGGTTCTGTAGCAGGGCAGTTACTCACAGAGTTTCTCTCTGAGATGAACGGGCTTGTCAATAGCGTTGGCATCGACCGACTCGACATCGTGTACTGGGACGCTGAGGTACAGGCGCATGAGATCTTTACTGGCGGTGCGAAAGACATCGTGCATCGTACTAACCCCAAGGGTGGTGGAGGTACTGACCCAGATGTTGTTGTTGATCTGATAGTAGAGAAACAATTGAAGCCTGACGCGATCATCATGTTGAGTGATGGTTACATGCACACCAACAGGAACAAGTGGGCGGTGATTACTCAGCCTACTCTGTGGTGCATCATCGGTAATGATAACTATGAAGTTCCTAATGGACAGAAACTTGTTATCAGAAACTGATGCGCCGTTAATCGAATGTGGTGACTGGCATCCTTCTACGGCGTCAGACGGCTATGTTTGGTTACGCTTGCGACTGAATGTCGCCGGTATGCGGGTTATCAAAGAAATAGATGCTGACGCATTATTTCATTGTGACTTCGGATACACCACGCCGGTTATGGGCGCGATGAACAACGCAAGAGTTACTCTGCTCGACCTGCAAGAACCTGAAGGTCTGGAGAAACTCCATCGTTGGATAGTAAAGGAAGAGTCGGAGCTTGAGAGGCCGTCGCCTACTTATAGCTTATTACCTACGGAATTGGTCAAGCTGATGTTCCTTGGGTATCCGTACTCTATTGGTTGTCACAAGGATAGCCCTTTGTTGGGCTGGTTTATTGTACTTGGAGGTAAAGAATGGAACTGGATGAGCTAGTAATTCTCTTTGTTGGGGATCAGAAGTTTTTGCTAAACATTTGCGAGGCTTTAGATATTTCTAAGACTTTGTGTAGCGCATCGCGTGTTACTACAACATGGATGGCTGGACAAGACAACAAGAACGCAGTCTTGGGTGACCCCGACCCCAAGGCGGCGACCATCGCACCCATGACGGGCGTGATGCAACTTGAGATCGAGGCAAACATGAAAGCTATCGCGGAGAAGAAACGATGACAAACGCAAAGACAGGGTACTCAGTAACCCTTAACAAAGAAACCTTTGAGCTTTTACAAGTTGTAAGAGACCAACTCATCGGTGCATTGGGCTTCGAGCCTACAAACGGACAGGTGGTTCGCCACCTTATTTCTCTCTTTATTGAAAGGAAAATGTGATGAGTTACAACACAGCAGGCGTGATAATGCGCGATTCGTTCGCCGCGTATGTTGAGAAATTTAAGAACACCAAGCCAATCAGAAGCAAGCAGAATGCGGGCGTGGTTCCCTTGGGTAATCGCAATAAACATTACATGGCGAACATATCCATGCCGGATGAGAACACGATTCATTTGAACTTCTATGGTCACCCACTGGTGATTTGGAAGCCGGACGATACGCTTGAGATATTCCCGCCTCGATACTACTCGGCTTACGCCGTGGACAACATCCAACAGTTTGCCCCCGTGGGTATACATTTCGGTTGGAACAGAAGCCGCTTGACTGTGCATCATGGGGGTAAGACATATCTACTGGACAGCGACAAGAGCCTGAAGTTTAGGAAGATCGGTGCTGAGTCTTACGAGTTGGTTGATGTCCCAGTCGAGTATGCGATCAAGAAGAAGCGTGGCATGGAGAAGAAGTTTCTCAAAGACTGTGTCCCGTTTCTTGACTGGTTGGATTTGGTGCAGTCGATTGACAACAAGCCTGATCGTGAAGCTAACGACAGAAACATAAACGAGGGCATGGATGCCATGTTTGTAGAACTCGGGCTTCTAACGAATAGCGAGTTTATGAAGTGGCAAGGAACGGAAGAAGGTATGAAAGACAACACCCGATGGGAACAGGTGCGTATGCGTGTTCATGCGCCACATGATCGTTCATCATGGCGGGCATCGAAAGGCTTTAACACCGAGGGGTGCAAGCTGTTGCTTGACTGGATAACTGCGCCCATGAGCGACAACTGGGTACATGCCTTGTATGTCATCGTGCACAACGCGGGCAAGAAAGCATACAAATACAACGATAGAGTTATGTATCTTGAGTTGACACGCGAAACCGCAGAAGAGTACATCACAGAACTTGTTAAGCATGTTTACTTTGAGCATTGCTTTGACAGAGTGCCACTTGGGGCGGGTGAAATCCCAACCAAGCAAAACACCGAGTACTTAATCGTGCATCGGATCACCCGTTGAACAAACCGACATGGTGTCGCTTTGTTCGTATCAAACCAACCTATCTTGGAGAAAGTAATGGAAAATTTTGAAGCCCCTGCAATATCGCTTGCATCAATGGCGATGCTTGTTGAACTACGCATCAGCACATGGACTGCTCGCAAACGCGACAAGGAAACAACCGCTGACTTGAACACAGCCAAAGAAGCCGATCAGGACGCAAGCTCTGTGTACAAGTACCTCATGGCGGGCAGTGACCATCTCAGCAAAATAGAGAAGTACGCGGCGAAGTGTCGCGCGTGGAACGGCACACAGACTCTGCCGTGGATGAAAGGCATAGGCTTACTGCCGATGGAGAACTTCTTCAGCTACCGCGAGCAACTCGGTACTATGGAAGCCAACTTCAACGCTTTAGTCGATGACTTCATATTAGCTTATCCGACGTTGGTTAGCGCCCAGGCGTTCAAACTCGGTAAGTACTTTGACGCATCAGAGTTTCCTGATGCAACATCGTTGCCCCGCCGGTTCAAGTTTGAATACAACTTCCTACCTGTCCCAGAGAAGGGTGACTTCCGTATTCAATGCGAGGACAAAGTGCGTCAGGACTTGGCTGAGCAGTACGACAAGATGTTCAACAACAAGATGAACGAGGCTATGCGTGACCCTTGGGAGAGGTTGCACAAGATGCTGTCGAAGATGAGTGAGACGCTGACCGACAACGAAGACGGCAAGCGTAATATCTTCCGCGACAGTCTTGTCAACAACGCACTTGAGTTGTGTGGTCTGTTGTCTGTGCTGAATGTGATGAAAGACCCAGCGCTTGAAGAAGCTCGCCGTATGCTTGAGAAAGCTATCAATGGCATCGACCCCGAAGATCTACGCAAGATACCTAGCGCTCGCGCTGAGTTGAAGCATAGCGTGGATGACATCCTCAGTAAATTCCAATGGTGAACACATGACAAAGTTAGCAAACATTCAGATACCGGACAACCGCATCCTTGACCCGTTCTTGGAAAAGCTGGTGCACAAGCTCGCGCTAGACAATCCGCAATGGGTATTCTCTTGGAAGAAACCCAACGAGAGCGTTAACCCTTGGCCCATACAACCCAAGAAAGACGCCGAAGGTAATGTCATCAAAGCGCCGGAAGGTTTCCAGTACTTGCGGGCTGTCATCGTTACTGAGCAAGGCGAGCGGCTCGGGCGGTTGTTTACCAACCTGCGGTACTCACGAAGCGGCTCTGCGCCGGTGTATGTCGTAGAGTCGTGGCGAATTGATAGGCAGCGCGGTGATCGCAACGCTACATACACAGAGAAGTTTGACATCGCGGTACGCAAGGCGAAGAAGAACTTTGTGCGTATGAATCACGACGAGATGATGGGTAAGGGTGAGACCGCAATACGCGATGGGCTATGGACTACCCTGCGTGAATTGAGAGAACCTATCTATCGGACATCCTTGGTTAAGGATATTGTGGGTTTACAGAAGTATGTGTTCTGTGTGGTGCGTGGCTTGCCCGTACCTGACGACATACGCCACGCAATCGAAGATGTTTTCCAGTCTGAGAAATACAAGACGCACATGTCTAACTACGAGTTGGCTAATGAGATGGAACTCAAAACCGGCACAGTCTATGTTGTCGATGAAGGCGGGCGGTACTTGTGCAAGCGTAAGGATGAGGACGAGATCAAAGCCATGGCATTTGATGATCTGCCCGTTCCTTGGCAAGAGCGCATCGCGGTTCTTCAACTGATGCAAGACCACGAAGTAGTGCGAGATGTAGGCTACAGACACAACTCAACTCACTTCTATATAATAGCGTAGATATATAAAACCCCCTCTTGACCCGCCTATGTGCGGGTCTTTTTTTGCCTGAACAAACCGACACAATGTCGATATGTTCGGATATAGTAATTACCCCTATAAAAAAGACTTGACAAAGTCTAAAGCTACCCTTATATTAGAGTCTCAAAGGGGAGAGACATGGGCATAACACCAGAAAGAAAAGTAAAAAACCAATGCGTCGAGATACTCAAGAAGCACGGCGCTTACTATTTTTTCCCAGCCGCTAACGGGCTAGGCCGCGCAGGTATACCTGACATCATAGTCTGTTTATATGGATACTTTCTTGCCGTCGAATGCAAAGCGGGCAAGGGAAAAACAACTGCACTACAAGACCGAGAACTGCAACGCATCCGCAACGCGGGCGGTGTAGCTCTTGTGATAAACGAATACAACATGGAAGAGTTGGAGAATGTATTGCAGGGTATGCACAGCTATAACACAAACGATCTGCTGAGAAACTTATTAGGAGAGAAGAAATGAAACTTACTGAGAAGATACTTCGCCGCCCACTGCCCGATCAACTCAAAGCTTTGCTTGAAAAGTTTGACGGAGACTTTGATGCCAGTCACCTAAGAGCGCTTAAAAATTTGGCAGATGAACCGAGCTTTACGCGGTACGAACAATTTATGTTGAAACGCACTTACAAAGATGCGCGGATGAAACTTGACCGCGATCACGCCTTAAACACTGCTATGTCGGTGGTGCTCAACTTAAAGGAAGGAGACCAACATTCGGGGTGGTATAGCAATCCTGCTCAGCAAATTACTAATCCTTATCCAGCGATGCCAGCGAGTTTGTACCAACAGCATTTAGATGCGACGAAAGCCCGTGCGATTAAGCAAGATATAGAACGCCGGATGATGGGGATGCCCCTTTGATAACCATTGACTTTGAGACTTACTACGCCGCAGACTACAGCCTCACCAAGCTGACGACTGAGGAGTATGTGCGCGACTCACGCTTTCAAGTTGTGGGCGTAGCGGTCAAGGTGAACAACGAGCCAACAGAATGGTTCACGGGTGACATGGAGGAGACCGCTGAGTGGTTGGCGGGCTTTGATTGGGACAGCCACTTCGTGTTAGCCCATAACGCTATGTTTGATGCGGCCATTCTGACATGGGTGTTTGGGCAGAAACCCAAGGCATGGCTGGATACGCTGTCTATGGCTAGGGCAATACTTGGTACACAGGTGGGCGGCAGTTTGGCTAAGTTGGTAGAGCACTTTGGGTTAGGTGCAAAGGGTTTTGAAGTTAACGATGCCAAGGGGTTGAGAAGAGAGGACTTTGGCGCACAACAGTTGGCGCAGTATGGTGAGTACTGCAAGAACGATGTGGAGTTGACCTACAAGTTGTTCAAAGAACTTGATGCGACATTCCCAGTGAGAGAAAAGCGTCTCATAGACATCACTATCCGGATGTTCAGCGACCCTCTGCTTGAACTGGATACGCAAAAATTGGAAGAGCATTTGTCAGCGGTTCGTGAGCGCAAGGACAAATTGTTTACTGATTCTGGGATAACAAAAGAAGTCTTGAATAGTTCAGCCAAGTTTGCTCAGTTGCTTGAGTCTTATGGTGTGAAACCGCCCATGAAGCCAAGCCCCGCAGACCCTGAGAAGTTTATCTATGCGTTTGCCAAAAGCGATCAGGACTTCCTGCACTTACTGGGTCACCCCAACGAAGCTGTGCAAGCTATCGTGGCGGCAAGGATTGGCGCGAAGTCTACGCTTGAAGAAACACGGACTGAGCGTTTCATTGAGATCTCCCGTAGAGGGCATATCTGTGGGTCGCTTCACCGTCTACCTATTCCCTTGAAATACTACGCCGCGCATACAGGGCGGTGGGGCGGGTCTGACAAAGTTAACTTGCAGAATCTTCCGAGCCGTGGCGCAGAGGGCGGCAAGCTCAAGCGTTGTATCGTTGCGCCCAAAGGCCATGTCATCATTGACTGTGACTCATCTCAGATTGAAGCTCGGGTGCTTGCGTGGTTGGCGGGCGAGACGTATCTGTTGGATTTGTTTCGTCAGAAAGCCGACGTGTACAAACACATGGCGTCCGCAATCTATGGTGTGATAGAAGAGTCGGTTGACGCAGAGCAACGGTTCATTGGCAAGACCACCGTACTTGGCGCGGGGTACGGCATGGGTGGGGAAAAGTTTCAAGCTCAGTTGGCCAACATGGGTAAGGACTTAGACATCGACACTTGCCGCTTCATTATCAAGCAGTATCGTGGCGTGAATCGCCGTATTGCTGAGTGGTGGAATCATTTGAACTTGGTGTTAACAGCGATTGCGGCCAACAAACCAGTGCAGGTAGATTCGGTAGGGCTGATGGAGACTTCTCCATTCACAGGAATCCCATTACCCAATGGTCTGTTTCTCAACTATCCTGAGTTGCAACGCAATGCTGGCGGGCAATTCACTTATCAAACACGCAGCGGGCCAAACAAAATCTACGGGGGCAAGGTGGCTGAGAACCTATGCCAAGCCGTTGCTCGTTGTGTCATTGGTGAGCAGATTATCCAAATTGAAAAACGCTACAGGGTTGTGCTGACTGTGCATGACGCTGTGGCTTGCGTAGTACCAGAGAACGAGGCTAACGAAGCTCGGGCTTACATTGAAGAATGTATGCGTACATCACCCCCTTGGGCTTTAGACCTGCCGCTTAATTGCGAATCAGGAATGGCGAGGAACTATGGCGACTGCTAGAGAATCACACATGAAGAGCATCAAACGGCTCATGGAAGTTGGCAAGCTGTACAAAGATGGCGTTCCAGTTGTGGAGATCGCCAAACAATATGGTGTATCAACCACACGGGTATATGACTTAATTAGAGAGTTTAATTTCATTACTTCTGTGGAGCAGTTCAGATACCGCAGATATCAATTTTCGCACTATATGAAGAAAGAAGAATCGAAAGAACTTATGCACATCAAAGACTGGCTTGAATTTTTAACAGAGGAAACTAAATGACAAAACCTATCACATGGTCGTACAGCAGTTTGTCGTTGTACCAGCAGTGCCCGAAGAAGTACTACCACCTCAAAGTGGTCAAGGACATCAAAGAGCCATTGAGCGAAGCTATTACTTTTGGTAATGAGATTCACAAGATCGCTGAAGAATACGTTGGTAAAGGTATTCCTATTCCTGAGAAGTACAACCACATAGAACCAGCTCTCAAATCACTGAGAGACATGCCCGGGAGAAAACTTTGCGAGAACAAGCTGGGGCTTACCGCTGAGTTGGAGCCATGTGGGTTCTTTGATAAGAACGTATGGTGGCGTGGCGTTGCTGACATCATTATTCTGCAAGGAGATACTGCCCTGACTGTGGACTACAAGACGGGCAAGTCGAGCAAGTATGCAGAGTTAAAACAGCTTGAGATTGTGTCCCTTGCGATATTCAAGCACTTCCCAGAAGTAAAGAAAGTCAAAGCGGGCTTGATGTTCCTGTTCGCCGACGACTTCATAAAGACTGCTTATCTGGCTGATTCACAACAAGAACTGTGGGGCAGTTGGATTTCAGATGTTGGTCAGTTGCAGGCTTCCGTAGAAAACAATATGTGGAATCCTAAACCCAACTTTACATGTCGTGGCTGGTGCCCAGTCACATCTTGCGATCACAATGAAGGAGAGAGAAATGGCTAAAAAATTAAGTAGAGCAGAGAAGATTCGTCGTTACCTTACAGCAAATCCCAACATGCCAATAAAAGATGTTGCAAAAAAGTTTGATACGACTTACCAGATCGTGTACATGGTTAGGAAAGCAATGCCAAAAAAGGTTACGCTGACTGCAACCGAGGCAATGTTGGCTAAAAAGATTGGCGTAACTACAGAGGAATACGCAAAAGAAAAGGTGAAGTTGAAGGGCCGCAAACCACGAAGCAAGCCAGTGGAAACGCTACCTATACCCGAAGCAAAGGATGGATACGAATATCGTTGGGTAAACACAAACGCTCTGAGTGAAGATGCCAAGGATGCGTTGGCCTCCAAGTTAATCACGATGGAAGAGCCAGTAAATGACCCAGTTAATAACCCATATCATTACACTGTGGGTGGTATAGACACTATCGACTTCATCGAGGCGAAAGGTTTATCCTATCACTTGGGTAATGCAATAAAGTACATCAGTCGGTCTTATCACAAGGGTAACCGTAGACAGGATTTAGAAAAAGCTGTTTGGTATATCAACCGTGAATTAAGCAGGTTCTAAGGTGAAGACGATCATCCATGTGAATCAACACGTCATCAAAGCCAACGCAAAGAATGGCACGAACGAACCTGTGCTGACGGTTAAGGACTATAAAAGCAACAGATACGCCCATGCTGTAGACATTAAAGGCGCAAGTCGCATTGTGTATAGCCCCGACAAACCGCTGTCATGCGGTGCAAAGGTATGGATTGAAACTGAATCTGAAGTGGAGGTGATGTGATGTTAGAAATGATTGCAAGTATTTTGCTAACAGCGGCGCTGTTGGCACTAGGCGCTATTCTGTTTGTGTTTGTATGCGCCATGATTGGTTGGATGATTTACACGACACAGAATGGAGGCGATGATGACTGAATCAAGATACATAGACCCCGAGGACGAAGCGTTCAACGAGATTGAGCGCCAAGCAAAGCAGAGGAAGGAAGCTGTGAAGGCAACGATTAGCAGGGTGACTGACACTTGTGAGAAACACTGTGAAGCCACGGCGTTCAAGATTGCGATAAAGAATTTGGAACATGACGTTGCAAAACTCAAAGCAGAGCGTGACGAAATCTATGCACTGCTTGGGTCAGCGCATCTTGAACTGCGACAGAACCTTGAGTACGGATACAACCGCAACACAATCAAGTCAACGCTTATCAGCGTAGGTCAATACGCACCCAAGCTGAAAGCCAAGATGGATGAGTTGCAAGCCAAGATGGGAGAGAAGTTATGACACGCAAAGTTTGGTACACAACCGATGACTATGGGACGCTATGGCGGTTTGTTGAAACAGCATCAGGCGTTAGGTTTTGGTGGGATGCCATCCACGAAACAGCGATGATGAAGATTCTTGGGTATACACAATGGGAGAAGCTATGACATTCCAAGAATGGGTCAAGGCATTGCCCGAAGCGGAGAGGGCAAAGTTTTTCCGGCAAATCATGGCAGTCGTTGACGCAGGGCGTTTGGCTGGAGTGCCGCCCGAAAAATTGGCAAAAATGTACGCAGACACGTATAAGCAAGTGGAGAAGAACACATGATTGAACAAATTAAAACATTTTTTGGGAAGCTGCGAGGTATCCGTGGCGACCGCAGAGTGGTAGTAGAGGAAGGCTTAATTTGGAAATGCACCAAGTGCCACTTTATTTTTTTAACCAAGGAAGAAGGAGAGAAGCATGATAGTGAAAACCATTGTTGAGAACGAGGATGGCACTATGACCATCACTTGTGAATTTACCCCAGCCGAAGTACGTGCTTTGGTTGAGGTTGGAGTATTGAAATTGTTCAAAGATTACTTAAATGAACACGCACCATTCCATCAGGAGCAAATAGATGCCAAGACCGAAAAGTGAATTGACGAAAAGCGGTAAAGCTATAGGTATTCGAGTGACTCAAAGTGAGTTTGAAGAATACATGAAATTAGGTGGGGGCAAATGGATAAGAAAACTTTTACAGGAAAGTAGAGACAAAAGGAAAGCAAGTGACAGAACTAATTGATTATGCCTACCCTCTGATGATGGCAGAGCGGGCGTTGAAAAAAGCGCATGACTATTTACTCGAAGAGGACTATATTCTTGCCATGGATCAACTTGAGTCGGCTGTTGTGGAAGTCCGCATAGCCAGAAATTCCGTACTTCACATAAAGGAGAAATCTGATGCCTTACACCAACAAACCCAGACCTTATAAGAAAGAATATGAACAACAAAAACAAAGAGGTGAGTTACCTGACCGAATGGAACGCCAACGAGCCAGAAGAAAACTTGACGCCAAAGGCATTGACCGTAGTGGAAAAGATGTTGCACACGTCAAGGCTTTATCTAAAGGTGGGTCAAACAAAGATGGAGTCAGACTTGAATCCCCCAGCAAAAATCGGTCGTTTAAAAGAAACCCCGATTCATCAATGAAGTAAAACATGCAAGAATACACATGGCCACGCCCGATGGGGTTTGAGCCTTTTGACCATCAACGGAAAACAGCATCTTTTCTTGTAGCCAACCACAGGGCATTCTGTTTTAACGAGCAGGGTACAGGAAAAACCGCCTCAGTAATCTGGGCTGCTGACCAACTTATGAATGCGGGCATAGTCAAACGTGTTTTGATTGTCTGCCCGTTGTCCATCATGCAATCCGCGTGGCAGGCTGATTTGTTTAAATTTGCCGTACACCGATCTGTGGATGTGGCGTATGGGGACGCCAAGAAGCGGGCAAGGATTGTGCAAAGCAAGGCACAGTTTGTCATCATCAACTACGACGGACTGACAACCATTGCTGACGAATTACTGAACAATGATTGCTTTGACCTGATAGTCATAGACGAGGCTAACGCATATAAAAATGTTCAGACCAAACGCTGGAAGTTGATGCACAAGTTGGTTAAGCCCAGTACGAGATTATGGTTGCTGACAGGAACACCTGCTTCTCAATCTCCTCTTGATGCGTACGGGCTTGGTCGGTTATGCGCACCGCAGAAAGCACCACGTTTTTTTGGTGACTTCCGTGAATCTGTGATGCAGCAAGTCAGCATGTATCGGTGGTTACCCAAACCCAATGCTGAACAGATTGTGTTTGACATGTTACAGCCAGCAATTCGGTTTACCAAGGACGAGTGCCTTGATTTGCCGGAGGTGATGTACACCAGCCGCTACGCACCATTGACTCCATCACAACGCAAGTACTACAAGGAGCTTAAAGATCAGATGCTTCTTGAGGCGGCGGGCGAGGAGATCAGTTCGGTCAATGCGGCGGCAAAGATGAATAAGCTGTTGCAAATATCTTGCGGCGCTGTGTATAGCGACAGCGGGGCAGTCGTTGAGTTTGACGTATCCGACAGATTGAAAGCCATAAGAGAAGTCATCGACGAAGCCAGCCACAAAGTCTTGATCTTTGTCCCATTTAAACACACGATCACAATGCTTCACGATTACCTAAACAAAGAAGGTATCACTTGTGAAGTCATAAATGGTGATGTGCCGGTTCAAACACGCACAAGGATATTTAAGAATTTCCAAGAAACCAAAGACCCAAGGGTACTGGTGATACAACCGCAAGCAGCATCTCACGGGGTTACCCTGACCGCCGCCAATGTTGTTATCTGGTACGCTCCGGTGACGTCCACAGAGACGTATCTGCAAGCCAACGCCCGTATCAACAGGCCCGGCCAACGTAACACCATGACAGTGGTGCACATTGAAGGAAGTCCCATAGAGCGTAAGCTGTATGCCATGTTGCAGAGCAACATAACAAACCACGAAAAAGTGGTTGATCTTTACAAAAAAGAATTGGCAGATACTTGACAAAGTCTAGTACAGTCCATACAATAAATCCCACAACAACTTAGGAGCTTCAAATGGAAGAGAGCGTAGTCACCTCTGAATCAGTAGAAGACTTATCTACTGAGTACATCAAGATTCGCACAGAACGCGAAGTACTCAAAGAAAAGTTTGAGAACGAGGACAAAGTGTTTGCTGATAAGCTTGCCGAGATTGAAAACAAACTCGTCCAGATCATGCTTGCTGACAATACCACAAGCATGTCAACTGCGAAAACAATCGTTGTCAAGCGAGTAATCAAACGCTACAACCCTACAAACTGGGAAGCAGTTTACCGCCTTGTAGACAAGTACAAAGCATACGGCGTACTTCACAAGCGCATCCACGATACAAACATGAGAGATTTTCTGGAAGAACATCCAGACGAGTACCCTGAAGGACTCAACGTCGATAGCCGTTACGCTGTCACTGTCAAACGCAAACCATCTGTTTAAGGAGAGAACCATGAGCAACGTCACCACATTTAGAGACAACCTTCCAGCCCACTTACAAAACGTAGAGCTGGATGATTTCACCAAAGCCTTCACCTCATCCGGTGGTAGCGTCAAGCGCATCACACTGCGCGGGCGTGTCTTCCGTCTGGTTGATGGCGGCAAAGAGATCGCCAAAAACACTGAGCCACACATGGATGTTGTGATTGTCAGTGGTAGCAAGAGCGTACAGAAATCTTACTACGCATCTGAATACAACGCTGAAGATACTTCCATCCCCGACTGCTGGTCAAACAATGGCGAGCGCCCAGATGCAGATGTTCCAAATCCACAGGCAACTATCTGTAAAGACTGTCCCCAAGCTATCAAAGGTACAGGTGGCCCCGGTCGTGCGGCTTGCCGTTACTCATGGCGTCTGGGTGTTGTCCTGCGTAACAATGTGGGCGGCGACATCTTCCAGTTGATCCTGCCCCAGAAAAGTATTTTTGGTACAGGCGATGTTGACCACATGCCATTTCTGCAATACGCCAAATACGTTGCCAGCTCAGGTTACAACCTGAACATGTTGGCCACCCGCTTGACCTTTGATACTGACAGTGATTTCCCCAAGCTAGTATTCAGCAACTCAGAGTTCCTTGATAAGCCGACATATCAAGTCGCCTTAGCCCAAGGGCAGACACCGGTTGCGATCAACGCGGGCAAGATGAACTTCACCAAGAAACAGGAGACCCCCGCTATTCCTAAGTTGGTTGCTCCTGCTGGTTCTGCCGCTGCCGCTTCCAAGCAAGACGAAGATGAAGTGAAAGAACCTACTGTCCGTGTTGAGAAGAAGAAAACTGTAGCCGAACCCAAACCAAAGCAAAACCTTGCCGCTATGGTTGATGACTGGGGTGATGACGACAAATGAGCGGATACAGTCAGAAAGTTGCTCGACTAAACAAAGCAGCTGACATCAAAAACTTGGGTGTTCGTTTGGGGAGATTCTGTGTCTCCAACGACATCCCAGTCAGTGTCGTCATGGATTTTTTTGGTGTATCTAAACAAACTGTTTACAACTGGTTCTTTGGAACTCATGTACCAAGTTTGGAACACCAACAAAACATATCAACTTTCTTGGGTCGGGAATAATTTTCCGGGGGGCAACTAGCTCGACGGAGCGAACGGGGTAACCGTCAGCCCCCGTTGTCCCCCTTTCTTTTTGGCGTGCTTGGACACAATATGGCGGATGTTCGTTTACTTGAAGCAGTAGTCCCTTCTGAAGAAGGGTTCTATTGTGTACTTGGGCTGAAGAATGGTACTCACTATTCTCAGACTCACCATAAAACAATACAAGAAGTAGAAGCCGAAGCTGATCGTCTGGTAGCTAACGGTGTAGATGTATTCTTTGGCTGTGGCAAGTTTGTCACTGACGAGAACCGCGATGCGGCCAACTGCGGTTTGATGAAGTCTTTCTTTTTGGATATTGACTGCGGCGAAGACAAAGCCAAGCCTGATAAACGTGGACGTATAAAAGGATATGTAGACCAAGCAACTGGGATGCAGGCACTCAAGGAGTTGTGCAAAACTCTTAATCTACCGAGACCAACCATTGTGAACTCAGGGCGTGGCTGGCATGTTTACTGGCCGCTTACTGAATCTGTACCCAAAGACAAATGGCTACCCGTTGCTGAGACGTTTAAAGCCAAATGCTTGGAACACAAGTTTATTGTTGACCCCGCTGTACCAGCAGATGCCGCAAGGGTATTACGTATCCCCGGAACAAAGAACTTTAAAGACACCCCACCACATGACGTTGTTCTGATGCACTTATCAGAGCCGATGGAGTTTGATGACTTTACCCAACGTATGGGGCCGCTGGTAGAAGCAAAGAAGCCTTATGCCTCCAAGGAATTAGACGACTTCACAAAAGCTGTTATTGGTAATAAGCAGTCACGGTTTCGTACCATCTTGAAGAAAACCGCAAGCGGGTTTGGCTGTGAACAGTTGCGCTTGGTGGTTGAAGATCAAGAGAACATTGAAGAACCTCTATGGCGGGCGGGGCTATCCATCGCCCAGCATTGTGTAGACCGCGACAAAGCTATACACATCATATCTAAGAACCATCCTAAGTATGACCCTGCGGCAACGGAGCGCAAGGCCCACCAAATCAAAGGCCCGTATACCTGCGATACGTTTGATTCTTTTGCGCCGGGGATATGCCAGAACTGCATCCATAAAGGGAAAATAAAATCACCAATCGTACTGGGGCATGAGATTGCCAAGTCCGAGGAAGGCGATGTCATCGAATATAAAACCACAACTGCGGAAACCCCAGTAATGGAATTTGTAGTTCCAAAGCTACCCAATAGGTATTTCCGTGGGAAGAACGGCGGTATCTATAAGCATCTCAAGGAAGAAAACGACGAAGGCGATGGGCCGTCAGTTGCGTTGATCTATGAGTACGACTTGTTTGTCACCAAGCGGATGTTTGACCCCGCGCTGGGGGAGACCATCCTGATCCGCAGGGTTCTCCCAAGAGATGGGGCCAAAGAATTTTCAGTACCTCTGGTTGATGCGTTGAGCAAGGATGAGCTACGCAAGGTTGTGTCTTTTCACGGGATCATTGCCGGTACAAACCAAATGGCATTGATCTTGGATTATTTGATGCAATGTGCAAAAGAACTACAGGTTTCACAAGAGGTGGAGATGATGAGATTGCAATTTGGCTGGGCTGACGATGATGAGAAGTTTATTCTTGGGAACAGGGAGATCGGTGCAAGCTACGTTAAATACAGCCCGCCATCCAAAGCTACGCGGGATATTGCCCACGCTTTACGCCCTATGGGTTCTTTGGATGAATGGAAAGACATCATCAATGTCTACGATATGCCCGGGTTTGAACCCCATGCCTTCGCCGTATTTTCCGCATTTGGTGCGCCCCTCATCAAGTTCATGGGTATCAAGGGCGGCATCATCAACCTTATAAATAATAAATCTGGAACAGGTAAGTCAACCATACTTCAGGTTATGAACAGCGTCTGGGGTCACCCTGATGAGCTGATGCTCCAGTGGAAAGACACCCTGAACGTGAAGCTACACCGCATGGCGGTCATGTGTAACCTGCCGCTGGGTGTGGATGAGATCACCAAGATGAGCGGGGATGACTTCTCCGATCTGGCCTACAGCGTGACTCAGGGTGCGCCACGCCGCCGGATGAAAGCCTCATCCAACGAGGAGCGTGAGTCCCAAGGATTCTGGGCAACCATGATGGTGGCTACATCCAACGCCAGTATGACGGACAAGCTCGAGGCATTGAAGTCTACGTCTGAGGGCGAACTGATGCGCCTGATGCAGTACAAGATCGACCCCACAAATAACCTAGACCGTGCATCTGCCAAGCAGGTATTTGGTAGATTACACAGCAACTACGGGTTGGCTGGCCAACCATATGCACAATATCTTGTACAGAATCTAGAGGAAGTTGTTGATACAGCCTTGAAGGTACAGGCTCGTTTTGACAAGGCAGTTAATATAGACACCCGGGAAAGGTTTTGGTCAGGCATGGCGGCGGCAAACTTGACGGGCGCGGTTGTTGCGGCCAAGTTGGGCCTACACAACATCAACCATAAACGTGTTTTTGATTGGGCTGTCTCTGAAGTCTCTGAGATGCAGTCTGCTACCAAACTTACATACAACGACTACGCCACCATCGTTGGTGAGTTTTTGTTGAAGCACAACCTCAATACTTTGGTCATAAACAAATACAGTAACTCCAAATCCGGTATTGCTGCTTCTCCACTTATGCTCCCTCGGGGGCCGTTGGTGGTTCGCCACGAACCAGATGCCCGCCGTATCTTCATCATCCGTCAGTCTCTCAAAGACTTCTGCGTACTCAAGCAGGTGACATTTACTGACCTGTTGACTGGGTTGAACAAGACGGGGGCGTTTGTTGCTGAGGTACGTACCAGACTGGATATTGGTACAGACATCAGCGCTCCACCGGTTGTTGCCCTAGAGTTTGACTCCGACCTGCTGGGTATTGAGTTAGACGTAAACGGTAAAGGCGATGAGGATTGACGGGGTTACTTACCAGTTAGACTGGGATAAGTTTTCTGTCGGGAGTTCGTTCTTTATACCGTGCCTCAATGACATAGAAGGGCGGGAACGTATACAACGCAAGATGGACCGTCTTGGTTATACAACGATCATTAAGCTAGTAATAGAAGATGAAGTACGGGGCTTGCGCGTATGGCGTGTTAATCGGCTACAATCTAAGCGCAATTGACCATTGCTCTCTCCTAGAATTAGCCCCCGCCGTAAAAAGCGGGGGCATTTTTTATTTCTCGGAGACCTTGGTCATGTAGTTCTCGTTAATAAGCGTCATCAGCTTGGGATCAATGTACAGGCCATGGTCGGTCTGCGCAGACTTCTTCAGCTTGCCTTCGATTGACTTAACGATAGCATCCGCATCAATTGCAACTGTTGGGTGCTTCATAGTGAACTTCATCATGTTGTCGAACGCTTTTTGGTTGTTGTCTGTATCACCAGACATAAATGTCAGGGCGTACAGGTTTAACAGGTTCTGGCGCTCACGCATGATGTCTTGCTCTTGGCCTTTCTTCTTGATGTTGTAGAACTGACGTTCTGCCAACTCTGCGGAGCGGATACCAAGAGATTGCATCAACAAGTTGAATGGCCCAACTTCTTCGACCAACTTGTCACCAGCCAAAGTCTTTACGCCTTCTTTTGCATAGCGGGCAGCGACCAACGGCTGTTTGATGAAAGCGGGGGAGAGCATCTCAATCGCTCTGTCTGCATGGCCTTGATTCCATAACTTCATGGCTTCGGCAACATTGATTGTCAAACCAACGCTTGGGCCAAGCTGCTGGATCAGGAACGATTGGAGCGCCGCTACCTCATCAGGGTTGTTACGCTGCGGGTCGAGCCTCCACATATCGTCGAGTTTGACGCGGCTGGCCAAGTCAATACCGGCAGCGTTACTTGCTCCACGTAATAACAACATGCCTGCGTTCTTACCAAAAGTATTGATGGCCCAGTTTGCAAATGCCAACTCAAAATCAAACGGCTCATCGCGGTCGGGGTCTAAACCGTTCATCACGGCGTTCATAATGTGCGCGACGGTAGAGAAGCCCCAGAGACC